CTCTTACGGCAGGTGATTGATGCTCTCACTGTTCGCTACGACTACAGCACAGGATTTCAGTCTCGCCAAACCGTTCGCTCTATTTCGGAAAACATGCGCTATATGGCGCTGCTGCGTGGAGCGGTTGTCACCGAACTGGTGCTCGATAAGTTGAAGCTCCCAAGTGAGATTCGTCAGATTGATATTGCCTCTTTGGAGTTCACCGAACAACAGGTCGGCCTTTATAAGCCTGTTCAGATTACTCCACAAGGCGCACGAATCTCCTTAGATTCTATCACAGTATCTATTCAGTATTTCCACCGCGATCCTACTGAAGTCTACTCTCAAAGCCATTTTGTAGCGTCAATCAATACGATTGCCGCCCGTCAACAGGTAATCAACACCCTGTACCGAATCCTCAACATTTCAGGGTATCCTCGCATCACGATCGAGATTCTTGAAGAAGTTTTGTTGAAAAACGCTCCTCAAGAAATTCTTGAGGATATTGGGAAACGTCAGAATTACATCTCTAGCATTATGGGCAACATTTCTACGCAGGTCTCCAACCTCCGTCCCGATCAGGTGTTTGTACATACGGATTCTGTGAAGCCAGATATGCTCAACAAAGGCTCCAAGTCTGGGGCTGAGGTAAATATCGAATCGGTCATCTCCACGCTGAACGACCAGAATCAAGCCGCTTTGAAGGTGATGAGCACCATCATCGGTCGGGGCGATTCAGGGGTGAACACCTCCTCCACCGAAGCTCGTATCTTCTCAATGAACGCCGACGAGTTGAATTATCCCGTAGCCCAAGCATGGGAATACAACCTCACACTGGCTCTACGTTTGCTCGGCTACGCTGGGAAAGTGACTTGTGATTTCACCAAGGTTGAGCTTCGCCCAGGTCTTGAGTTAGAGCCTCAGAAAATTATGCGTCAGACTAGGCTTCAGAAAGATCTCAGCTTAGGTTTGATTTCTGACAACGAATATCATTTGCAAATGTACAATCGTCTTCCTCCAAAAGGTACAAAACCCCTCAGCGGCACAGGATTTTTGAACGCTGCTGATGCCGCTCCGATTGACACACCCACTCCAAATAGCGATCCATTAGGCCGAGCACTCAGCCCTTCAGGCTCTAAAAGTGCCAAGTCTAACGGTAGCAAATAGTAATTGTAATTTTCACACTTCAGAATAATATAAATCAACAAATTAGAGGTTATCATGGCAGACTCCGAAGCAGGTTTAAGAGGGCAGAAGATCAACAATTCTGAGGTGATGTCTTTATTTAGCATCCCCCAGAAAGTTGATCACATCGTCGGCGTAACTCCAATCGTACTGGTGAAACCAGCGAACGTCAGCCAATTGCACGTTCTGTGTGACCGTTATGCTTTTCGTTTGCGACCAGGGGCATTTAACGCCGCCACGTTCACCGCCGCAACTACTGACATTCTAACAGTAAACAACCACGGCTACGAAAACGCTGCAGGACCTTTCTACCTGACCACTACCACTACTCTTCCTGCAGGATTAGCTTTAGCGACGCCATACTGGATTATGAAGCTTGACCCTAACACCTTCAAACTTGCTTCCAGTGAGGCAAACGCTATCGCCGAGATAGCGGTAGACATCACAACCACGGGTACAGGAACCCACACCATTGACGGTATGCCAGCGTTGGAGATGCCGACGGTGACAACAATCAATGGGCAAGGCACTCTTTACCTTGTTGAAGGTCAATCTGTTCCTTTAAACGCACCTTCTAAGGTTACGGTAAAAGGTTACAATTCAGCTGCGGTATTAACTTACTGGTGGGTCTAGGTAATGAGAACAGCTCGTAAATCGAGGTTTGATCGCCGTAAAGCTTCAATGCGGAATCATAATCCTGAGTACACAATACGGAACTTCTACAGGACATTCTCTTTAGAAGGGGATTCCCTGATGTCTCAGAACACTACCTCAACTACGGTCAAGAACTCTATCGGCATGATGAACGCCATCAATGCTGATAGCTATGATATGTTGCCTTATTTGATCGCTAATAATTACGCTGTCGGAGGTGGTACGTTAGCCACGGTGGCAACGGATATTGTCGCTTTAGGAAATCCTCCCACCACAGGTTACGTTATCTGTGCTTCTACAAATGAGATAGGTAATGTCACCCTCGTAGATTTAACCACTGAAAACGCGACTCTTGTTAGCCTAGAAGCTAGCTACAACACGATTGTCAACCATGTATGTGGTACTCATAAAAAGAACGTAACTTTTTTTACTACGTTTCCGCGAACACTAGATAACGGTGTCCCGCTTAACGCCTTCCAGCTTTCAGCTTTGAAGCGTTGGAACGCTCTATTGCTGACCAAGCATAATCCCGTGGCGGGGGTGATTGTTATCCCCGTTTATGAAGAACTGTGCAGCGCGGCTGACACTCCAAACCCTGCAGATTTCAAAAACGAAACGGGTAAACTTCTTCACGTGAATCCTTCGGGGTCTTTAAAGATCTCTAAAGCAGCAGTGCCTTATTTGAAACGACTTGGTTTCCGCGAGGGTATACGTCCTGATAATAAAGCAGGAAACCTTTTCAAATTCGGAAACATTGACGGCACAGGAGGCGGTGTTGCCAGTACCAACGCTTCAGGGCAAGTTGCCCTTGGATTCACCGTATCTGGATCAGGTGGTGTGCAGTCACGAGTATGCTCACTTTCCGCAACAGGCATGAAGATCGTTTGGAATCCTATCTCAGGGGACGGGGCTTCACCGAACGTAAAAGCAGCTTGCACCACGAACATTGTCCCCGCAGACGGATACGCTGTTGGAGATAAGGTGATTGCTTGGATGGAAGTGACTGTCGGAGATGCTCTCCGCATGGACGGTCCGTATATTACGGCCACAGAGACAGGTTCTCCTTCCACCGCTTATACTGGCTTCAACAAGGCAGGAGCAAGTACAGGCTTTATGGTTGCGTTTGCAGGGAAGAAGTATATTGCAACGAATCCGTTCACGATTCCTGCCACGAACACGAGCATCAAAATCGAATTAGTGTGCCAAGCGGATTGCGTCTCCAACCCTGGGAAAGTCGAGCTTGAACTTCACGCAATGGGATTGATGAAAGTGTAATTGTAAAAACACTTGGTTTTACAATTTGATAATGTTAGACTGCTCGTACAACAACCTTTTGATAAGTATAATCATGAAGCAAATTCAACAAACACAACCAATTATTGACCTTCTTCGCGCTGCGTTAGGTGCTGATGCCAATTTGGGGGAGCTTGCGGTATTTGAATCTGTGTCTCTGAACACTTTACCTCTCAGCAAAGGCGGAAGTATTTTTGATAAGGGTGTTGTTTCTGCAACAACTCTGAGAGAACTTGCATCTGTAACAAATACTGAGACCTATGTTCCCCTGCACACCATGCACCAACAATCTTCCGAACTGCCTGTTGGTCGTGTGTTTCACGCTGAAGTGAAAGAGCGCACCAATGGCCTGTCAATTATCAGCGATCTCCACACCTTGTTCTTTATCTCAAAAAGCACTCCCGAAGGTGCCGATTTGATTAACAAACTCGACACCGGAATCATCAACGAAGTAAGCGTAGGCTTCCGTTCCAAACAAATGCTTTGCTCTGAGTGTAACTTTGATTACATGGGACCAGAAGCTACTTTTAGGAACTTCTGGGATCGTGAGTGTGACCAAGGCCACGTTATTGGTGAAGATGGGGTGCATCTGCGCCTTGAAGGGGTAGATCGCTTTCTCGAACTCTCTCTCGTGAGCCGTGGTGCTGCTAATAACACCCAAATTCTGACTAGACAACAAGCTCGAATTGCTTCAGATGAGGGTTTGCGTTCTTTAGCAGCTTCGTCTAATATCTCAAACGAGTTAGCATTTATTTACGCATCAAAAGGTGAGGAGATCCCAATGACTAAAATGACCCAAAAAGACCGTCAGGTTTTAATTGCAACTCTTACTGAGCGCAGCAAAGACGCTGTTGAAGGTAAGTTTGCCAAAATCACAGACCTTCTGGCGACCGTAACCGACGAAACTACTTACGAACAAGCACTGCTTTTAAAAGCAGATTTCGACTCAGCTCTTGCAGAGTTTGCTTTGACCACAAAAATTGATCCTGAACCGAAGCCAGCTGACCCTGTAGACCCAGCTCCAGCTGACCCTGTAGACCCAGCTCCGACTCAGGTGCAGTTCTCTCTAAACGATCTTGTGGATGCTCGTGCTGATGTAAAGATCGCTACCACGCAGCTGACGGTGTTGCAGACAGAGGTTGCCACCTTAACTGCTCAAGCAGTAGAGAGCGCAACTTTGATTGTCTCTTTACAGGAAGCAGCAGTTAACCATGCT